ATACCCAATAGCTGTATTTCTAACTCCTGATGTAGCAGATGACAACGCTAAAGACCCAACAGCTGTTTGACCGGTAACTGTAGCAAGTTTTAATGCTTCTTTACCAATAGCAACATTATCTGACCCAACAAGATTATTATTTAAAGCCTGAAGACCTACAGCAACATTGTTTAATCCTGATGTATTAGCTCTTAAAGAATCTTTACCAACAGCAACATTATTTGCTCCCGATGTATTTAATAGTAATGACTGATGACCTACAGCAGTATTATTGCTACCTGTAGTCTCTCTAAGAGCAGAAAAACCTACAGCAGTATTATTATTTGCTGTATTGTTTTGTAAAGCAACTACCCCAACAGCAGTATTTTCAACACCGATAGTATTTACTTCTAAAGACTGAGCTCCTATAGCAGTATTACCACCTCCTGAAGTTGTAGATTTTAAGGCATAATAACCAACAGCAGTATTAACATCTCCATTTGTAGCAGAACCAAGTGCTAAATGACCAAGCGTAGTGCTTTTTCCATTGCTTCCCGGACCTCTACCTACTCTAATTTTATCTCCTGTTCCAACTCCAACATAAATATCATTCTCTGCATCAAAATCAGTAGTAGTTATTTTACCTGTAAGGTTTATGTCTTCAATAGCAGTGTTACCCGTACTAAGAACAGTTTGTAAGTCAGGAGTAGATACTACCGGTATATCAGAAAGATAAGCAATTGTACCATCAGCATCTTGAAAAGTTGCGGTTCTGTTTGCTCCAATAGTTGCAGGTTTCTTAATTAAAAACTGACGGGTAGGAGCAACTGAATCAATCAAAGTTAAAGTGTCTTGAGCTATATTTCCATAATAAGCTCCTACATTATTATAAAAATTGAATCTATTTTTATCTCCTGTAATAGAAACATATCCATTACCTGAACCCACATTAGGATTGTATAAAAATATAGTTCCAATTGAAGCGTCTAATAAAGACACATTTCCGGCATTAAGCACGTCATCTAAAGTAGGAGTAGGTGGTATTGGAGCTGCGTCCCATAAAATACCTGTTGAAGTTTTTTTCAAAAACTGTCCTGCTGCACCTGTTGATGATGTTTCATCTTCAATGTCATTAGGCTTTATCAATGTAACATAAATATCTCCCGTTAAGTTTATATCTTCAGTAGCTGTATTTCCTGCATCAAGTACATTTTGTAATGTAATATTCTGAGCAAATAAACTTAATAAACTTTGAAGGGTAAAGTTATACGTTCCATCGACAGGACTTCCTCCTACCTTGGTTCCTATTAATTTATCTGCTAATTGTGGACTACCCACATTAGCATACGTGCTTATTTTTGCCATTTTATTCTTTTTTTTGCGTTATTTCTCCTGTTTGAATATTAATAACAGAATCAGCACCGTATTTGTCAATTAAAGCCTTTTCGTGTGCAGAAAACTCTGCTTTTAATAATTCGATATGACGTAAGATATTTTGCTTCTGCAATTCAACATCTCCAATAGCCAATTTTGCTTTATTAAATTCTGAGTTTAACTCATTAATTTTTGCAAGCTCTTCTTGCGTTACTGTTTGAACTTTGTCTTGCGTAAATTTGTTTGTGTTTTTCATTTTGATTTGATTTAATTGTTATGTTACAAAGATATAAAAATTATTATTGATTTCTTTTGAGCACTCGTTCCGTTTTACGCTCTATCTTTTTTGGGTTTGTTATAACTCTCGTTCTACTATTTCCTGTATTTGTTTGACGAGTTATCTGCAAAGCGGTTGGCTTTCCTTTCTCATCAGTAGCCATATCATAAGATTTATACTTAATCTTGCCGCTTTCCTTTTCTTTTTGCTTAGCAAAAGTATTCATAGAAGAACCATTTGATTTAGTAAAACTTGAATGCGAAGTGTGAGACGCAGAATATTTACCATCTCTTTGTTTTTCATTAGATGTAAATTTGTTTTTTGCTGTTCCACTTATAGGCTCAGGTGTAGCTGCTAACGGAGTGTCGGGTCTTTTCATTAAAGTAATTTTTTATTTAACTTTTTATATGTATAAAAAAACAATAAAACCAACAAAATGATTAAAAGCCACCACCAAAAAACTGTGTAGCTTTCCTTTTTGTCTATATGCTTTTTGAATACTTTTTCTTTTTTATCCTTTACCACTTTTACTTCTTGAGATTCTTTCTTAACCTCCTCTTTTTTAGTGGTATCGACTAATGCTACCTTGGTTTTTTTGTATCTTATCTTAGCATTAAAGTATTTCTTTTCTCCAATAACAACAGGCTTAGTCGAATCTATTGGAGTAATTTCCATTTCATCTGTATCGGTATTTACACTGATATTATTTTGAGTAACAACAACTTCTTCTCTTTTTGTTGTTGAGGTGCTATCAACTTTTACTATTGTGTCTGTTTTTTGCACATCAACTTTTCTCGCACCACAAGATGCAAGTAATAAGAATAAAAATATGAAACTATATCTGAACATAAGTGTATGTTTTTCCGTTAATTACTTCAGTAAAAGTTTTTCCGGCATTAAATTCTTTTTGCAATGTTCTCCAAGTATGACCAAAAGTCATTTCAAAATGAGGAGAATCTTTAAATTTCCAATCTCCTCCCCATACAAAACCTAATGATTTAAAGTACTGAGCCACTTCAATCCAATCTGCTACACCGTCTTTATCAAAATCTAAAGAAGTATCCCAACTTGCAGACTCAAACACTCCATCGTTGTTTTTATCAAGCAATAAGACAATATCAAAAGCCAAGTGATAATTATGAATACTTTGTCCGCCTTTTGCTTGAGTTACCTTCCCAAGCCTTTTTCCGGCTGAATCATAAAGTTTTGTTCTTCCTTGAGCATACAACTCATTCTGCTCCTCAATAGTCCTTGTGGTGTAAGCAAAACGCAAACGAACTCCCTTTCCAAGGAGTTTGTTATTTGCATAAGTATAAGCGTCTAATACTTTTTGTCTTATTTTAGGGTGTAGCGTAGCTATTCTGTCAAGAGTTATTTTATCCATTAGTCTATTAAATCATCAACGTTATCTTTGACTTCCTTCGCCCTAAGAAATGCTTTTTTAAGCAAATCCCAAATCTTGATATTATACGCCTCTTCTATGTTTTCTTTTATAGAAACCAACTCTATAAAGATTAATAAAATAGCAGATATTTTAGTAAACATATATTCAATACCTAACCATTTTAAAATAAACTCATTTAATATGAATTTATCCATTATAAATAACAGAAGCACGCATACTTCATACAATAAAATTTTCGACACAATCTGAGACAACTTTTTACTTCTAATACTTTTCCAACCATTTAATTTAACACTCTTAAAAACTCCCGTGAAAGTATCAAGAATAATTGCTGTACCAACAGCAATTAGTATTCCATAAACAGGAACAAAAAGCAAAAGTAGAGACGAAAATATATAGTTTAAGTATTTCATTATTTCCCTTGACCTTTATATGGTTTTACATAATTCTTGCTTGACTTAGATGCACTCATCTTAGTCTTTGCGTGAACTCCTTTTCTTTTAATTTTTGGAGATGCTTTGAAAGCAGTTACATTACTTTGCTTTGCCATAACAATTAATTGATTACTTCAAATAAAACAGATAATTGAGCCTCATCAGTTGTTGTTCCGATAGTTCCTGTTTCATCTCCTGCAATTCTAATCATATCCCCGGCATTCAAAACAATATTCAGTCCACTTGAAAATTTACCAACATAAGTTCCACTATCTGCATCTGTTAATGTAATATTTAAAGCACCAACAAGAGTATAATTAGCATCAATAGTTACACTGTCTGTTAAAGGGTTATTTAGCTTGTAAACATTAATAGTCCAAGACTGACCTGCATTAATAACCGGCAATGTTGAACTAATCCATTTGAAACCTGCCTCAATAATTTTACAATCTTGTAAAATTGGAAGAACAGATGAATGATTTGAAGCAGGAGTAGCAGCTCCTGCCCACTCTAAAACATCTCTATTATTACCTCCCGGGTCTCCACCAAACATATTTGTAAATACTCCTGCCATCATATAAGTAGCAGGAACTAAACCTACAGCAGTCTTATCAATTTTAACGTTATCCGTTCCTTTGTAACCAACTAAGTAGTCAATGTCTGACGCATTAGTTGCTGTGGTAAATTGTGAAAATTTAATGTTTGCCATTGTTTCTTATTTTTAAATTTCTGTTATTATTTTTTTGTTTTTTTCTGTAATTATCCTTTGTCCTGATTCAGTAAAAATATAAATGACTTCATTCTCAGGAATCATCTTTAAATTACCGGTTTCGGTAATCAAATGTTCTCCTTGCTCTGATATAATGAATTTTGTCTTATCAGGAGGAGGAGGGACAATCCCCACTAAGTTGGATTGACCAATTACATTTGTTATAGCTATTTGCAATCCGTTCATAACTTATTTTTTACCAAAGAGCAATTATATTCTCAGCATCTGTTCCTGTAGCATATAATTTTCCTAAGTTTACAGGGAAAAATGTTCCACCTATAACACCTTGGAAAGTAACATTGTCTCCTGCCAAAGTATCAACAGTAATATTCCCTGCAACTCCGATATACAATACGCAACCGTCATTGTTTCCATATCCTGACATTGGACCTTGTAAATATACCTTATAGTCTTGACCAACAACTCCAATAGGAGCGTTTAGTGCAAGAGTAGTAGCATTTAATACCTGTAAAACAGTAGCAGCCTCTCCTGTACCATAGATGTAAACAACATCTCCGGGATTAACTGTGTATATTGTATTTCCTGAAGCATCAGTAGTTACAAATTCTGCACTTGGGTCAACTATTGTTGAAGCACCAACAGAACCCAATGTTCCTGATGCCAACAAGTTTGCAGATGGAATCAAGCAATTATCTGATGGTATTACCAATAACGCTCTTGATGCTTGTAATTTTAAATTTGCCATAGCTTTATATTTTATAAAATGTTCTGTTTATTATTAGATTTGGACTATTCAACTTTTCTTTTCTTCCATTACACCCACAGTCCTCAATACCAACTGCTTCAGTAATAACCTTAACAGCTTTTTTGATTCCTGTTTTTGTAGTGAACTTTTCAATTGTATCTCCTAATCCTTTGCTTTTCATTGCGTAAAGATATTAAAAATTTTTTACTGAATTTGTTATAGGGTTATACTTGAAACTTTTAGGAGAACGACCTGTATATTTTGACGCTCTATCCTTAGCTCTTTCTTCAGCAGTCATCAAGTTTCTCTTCATACCCTCTTCAGTATATGCTTTTCCGTCTGAAGTTAAATGACCTCTCTTCTGCAATATTCCTATTGCTAACTTTCTATCTCCAACCTGAGCTGTAAGTCTTTCTAACAACTTACCTCTGCCCATAAACTTTTGAGTTGCCATTTTAAACTCTACTTACACGATTACCCATACCAACTCTCGACTTCTCTGCTTTCTTAGCAGCCAACTTTGACTTGCTTATTTCAGAAATAGTCTTTGGTGTCTTTGAAGACACTTTTACTTTTGGTCGGCAGTATTCATTCTTACCACCGGCACCACACGCCTTGCCTGTACGAGTGTCCGTCCACTTCTCTTTCTCCCATCTCTTTAAAGATGTTCCTTCAGAAGTTTTTCTCACATTACCTGATGCCTTTCTACATTTAGCAATAGCCTGAGAGGCTCTCGCTGATGGAAAAACATCGTACTGTGCTTTTACTTTTTTATAACAGGCATCTTTTGGCATCTTGTTTCTTTTTTACAGGAGTCTTTACATTACCCTTCAAGAACTTCATAGGTCCATTCAGAGACTTCTTAGACTCGTACTTAGCGGCTTTTTTTACTATCTTTTTCATTAGTACTTTCCTCTTCGATTTTTTGGACTCGAAGCAGTTGACCCACCGGGTCCTGCCCATAAATTTTTACACGCCCAATATCTTGGGGTTAACTTATCATTTGCGTTATCGCAACCGTGTCTTGCTTTAAAACTCTTACGAGCCGCAGCTGAGTAATTATGACCATAGCCTTTTGCCCCAAAATGGAGAAGTTTTTCTTCCCCATTGGAGCAGGCTTTAACCATTTTTTTCTTCCCGGGTCTATCAGAAGGCACAGGTCGATTACATTTCATTTTGGATTTATCAGCCATAATGTTTTTTAATTATTCACGAAACGCTCTTGTTGAATGTCCCGCACATTGAACTTCAGGCACAATCTCCTCAGAAGCAACTGCTTCAGCTGCAACTTCTTGTGCTTTAGGCTTAGTTTCAACAGCTTCTTCTTTTAAGCCATTCTCAACTACAGGTTGCTGTACTTTAGTTTTTCTTGCCATTGCTTTGGTTTTAAAAATTAATCACAATAAGGATTACTTCCTTTAGCCCCTTTTCCTTTAGCCCCACTGACTAATCTTTTTGAAACAGGTCCTGAAGCACCTTTGATTTTTGGAACAGAGTTCCCGCTTGTACTCGGCATCTGCATACGAGATGAACCCGGTAAGTTAGGAGTTGACTTCATTAGTACTTCTTTTTAGCAGCTGATTTAACAATTGCTTTAGCAACGCCTTTTGCAGCACCTTTTACTGCACCTTTTACCGCTGCTTTAGCAACAGTTTTCTTAGCACCTTTTGGAGCCACCAATCTTGATGACATAGGTAAGTTAGGAGTGTTTTTCATAATTATTTCTTTTTTTGGTTTTTCATTGCAGCCTGTGCATTTTTAGCGTAGTTGTTTCTTGCACTTGCTTTTAACTTTGGATTACTTGCTTGCTTAATGTCATAAGCAGTTTTTGCACTTACTTTTTTCATCTTTATTTATTTTATTTGTTAAACTATTTTTCCTCCAAATCCACCTTTTAATCCCTGAAGACCTTGAACCGCAGAACCTTTTGATGTTTTTTTACTATCCATCTTTTTTCTTCTCAATTCATTAGCAGCAGCACGAGCTGCATCTCTTTCAGCTTTACGCTCAATAGCTCTCGTGTTTATATCTTTAAGAGCTTGTCTTACATCGGCAAGAGTTTTGGTTTCTTCCTTCTTATCCATACTATTATTTTTTAAAAGCTAAACCTCTTTCTTTTGCCTCTCTATATCCTTGAACTCTTGCTCTGCTTGGAAAATATTTATTTTTTCCTTGCACAGCGTCATTGAATCCTTTTTCGTAAGCAATTGAATCTTTAGCTGTAGGAACATAATCTTTTCTTAGACTTCTAATTCGAGTTGGTTTATTGATATTTCTGTAATCCGGTTTAGGACTTTCTGCCAACGGAGTATCGGGTCTTTTAATTGCCATAACTTAATATTTTAATTATTAACTTTGTAGCAAATGTAATAAAAAAAAATTAAATGAAATCAAATCAAGAAGACTACCTAAAATATTGGAGAGTAATTCGCCAATTCACAAAAATAAAATATGGTCTAACTCAAGCAGACCTCGATATGATATTTTTTCTTTACTCTGAAGTTTACTTTGATAGAGATAAATTTATCGAGTTTGATAACTTACTTGGGTGGGATAAAAATAGGTTTCACAGATTAATACACTCCGGTTGGATAGAAGTGTTCAGAAACCCAATGACGCAGGGAGGAAGGAGAGCCATATACAAATTGTCATCAAAGGCAATTGCTATGGTTAAGTCTGTCTATAAAAAACTAAACGGGGAAGAAATCCCCGTTAGTCAATCGCAAAACAAAATGTTTGCAAGAAATGTATCATACACGGACAAAAGGTACCGAGCTATGATTAAAGAAATGAATGCTATTATAAAACAACAACGACATCACGCTCCTGAATAATGGTAAAAGGTTTATCCTCTATTAGCATCGTAAATCCGTGAGACTTGTCGTAATGGATAACATCATCTGTTTTAATATAGCCAACCTCTGTTCCTGCCGCTATTACGATAGCCTTTCTATAACGCATTCCTTTCATATCTTCGCCTGATAATATCAAGCCCGAATCGGTTTTTACCTCTTCGTCAATGTCTTTAACTACAATGTTTTTTCCTATTGGTTTCATAATTAATCGTTTACTAAGTTTATAAATATTGGTGTTTGCTCTCCAAAGTATGACCCGTCAATGTTAAAGAAGAAATAATCAGCAGCGTCTTCGTGAGTCCAATTGTTTCTCGATACTAAAATCTCGATAACTTTCTCAATGGAATACACAAGCCTGTAATCGGTGCTAACTCCAATTATGGCATCATCAAATCCGTCTGCCTTTAAGAACCCTTCGTCAGGGTAATTCTCTAATATTTTATTCAATATATCCATCTTGCTTCAATTGTTTAATAAATTTTCTTTTATCTCCGTCTTTTGGATACAAAGCAACGTCAATGTACCCTGTGTCTTGTTGGTGGTTTAGTACTTTGACTTCATAATGCTTCAAACTACTTACTTTATCAACTAATGCTTGACACTCTTCTATGGTCGCATTATAGCTTTGCATAAGTCCATAGATTTCTATCGTAACATAATCAATCCCCCTTATCATAATTTTTAGATTCGTCTTGCCAATTAAACCAAAATCCAACAGCTACTATTATGTTCATACCAAATGAAGTTGCTATCTCAACTAAATCGTGATACACATTAACGCTTAGATGAACGTGCCCTACCACCCAAAATGGAATTGATAGGTTGCACGCTATCCAAACTATTGTGAATCTAAAGAACCTCTTCAGTTTGCTCATAACTACGAGCCATTGTTATAATTGCATTTGTACTCAAGATTGTTACAGCCACACTTACTGCATTTTGCAATGCACTTCGAGTTACCTTCAACGGGTCAATAACCCCCATCTTAATTAAGTCTCCCATCTTACCATTCTTCAGATTGTACCCTTGACCCTCCTCTATACCATCGGGATAGATGTCTTGTGCCTTCAATCCTGCGTTGGTAAGTATCTGTAAGAACGGAGCCATCAGTGCATCTTTCAAAATCAAACTCGCAATTTCTCTCTCTTCTGATTGCTCAGCAGTGGTCCCAATAACAGCACTTTCTTCAAGTAATGCTTTCCCGGCACCGGGTAAAATTCCCTCTTCAAGAGCTGAACGAACCGCACAAACAGCGTCATCAACCCTGTCATAAAGCTCTTTTTGCTCTAAATCAGTCTGACCACCAACGTAAATTACGCCAATTCCTCCTGTAAGTGAAGCTATACGCTCTAATAAGAAGTCTTTATCGGCTTTTTTGGTAGCGTTTCTGTGTGATTCCCACAATTGCTCCACTCTTTCTGCAATAGCATCTTCATCTGAACGAGCACCTGACTTAATAATCACAGTTTTATCCTTGCTGACAATCACTTTTGCTGCGTGCCCTAAGTCTCCGAAGTTGATAATACTCAAATCGTCTCCTGTTTTCTCACTGAAGTACGTTGCACCAACACTAATTGCAATATCTTGCATTAATTCGTGCTGTTTGTATCCGAAACTCGGAGGAGGAACTGCACATACTTTCAAATTTCCTTTAATTGAGTTAGCTGCCAAAGTGTTTATCACATTCGCATTACACGGAGAGATAATCAATAACTTTTTACCCTCTGTAATAATTGGTTTCAATACCTGCTCAATCTGCAAAATGTTTGCAATCTCCATATCAGCCACCAAAACCATAACATCATCAAACACACACTCGTCCTTTTTGGTATCGTTGATAAACATCGGACTCAAATATCCTCTATCAAACTTCAACCCTTTAGTGGTCTCAGCATAAGTCTCATCGTTTTGACTTCTCTCAACAGTTACTATCCCCGTCTTACCAACATCTTTATACACCTCAGAGATAATACGACCAATCTCTCTATCGTTGTTAGCAGAAATACTCGCCACATCAATAAGCATTGAAGTCGATAGCCTCTTGCTCTTACGTTTTAAATTGTCCACCACTTTGTCGCTCAAGTCCACCAAATGTCTCAACACCTCAGTACGATTGTGATTGTATTTAATTCTACTCAACCCTCCCAATACCAAAGCCTCAGTCAAAACAATAGCTGTAGTAGTCCCGTCTCCTGCCGAAGTAGCAGTACGCTCTGCGGCTTCTTTCATCATCTTAACCGCAAGGTTCTCAACCGGGTCTATTAAGTCAATACTCTTAGCTACAGTTACACCGTCTTTAGTTACAGTAATCCCGTGTGTGTGATTCGGACTCTCAATAAGCACAGTGTTCCCTCCCGGACCCAATGTACTCTTCACTGACTTAGCCATTTTGGCTACACCATTTGCTAATTTTTTTCTTCCTAACTCCTCAAAATGTAAATCTTTAGGAGAATAACCTTGATTTTGTGTCATTTGATTAAATTTTAAATTGATATGTGCAAATATAGTACATAAAATTATTAATACCTATACCAAATGTAAAGAAAATTATAGTCGTGGATAAAACTACTGCGTAGTCTTATGACGGAATGTCAAAGTTTTACTTTCCTATATATATATATATATTTCCTCCTTTATATATAATTTTTTCTATTATAGTTTACTTTTTTTTTCGACATAATCGACATAAAAGAAATAATATACTAATAATCAATAAGTTATAAAAAATAAAATAACAGATAAAATAACAGAACTATGTCAATATTCAACATAAAAAAAGGAGATTTATATAATCTCCCTAATTTCTACAACAATAAAACGACTAATCACAAGAAGAACACTCTCCCATTTCAGACATCGTCTCGCCCATAGCTGTACCCTTAGCCACAACCATAATCTTCTCAGCCTGCTTCATAGACCTCCTAAGGTCAGCCGCTTGTGCAATACCCGTTTGACCGTCAGGACGATTGTTAATCAATCTACCATTACGAACAGTCAAGCCACTGAACTCAGAACTCGAATATACACTGTTGCTAATGTTTAATTTACCTCTTTTCATTTCACGTGAATTTAAAAATTGTACACACAAAGATAATCATTTTTAGTTACAAGTAGTGTTTGGGTATTATAGCGATTTTGCGAGCCGGTGCCCGCCACGGAAATGAAAATTTTTTGAGGGGGTGGGGGTGCGTTTTGAAAAATTGCCTCCCGTTTTTTTGGCTTTTTGCTACAGCCTACAGCCCCACAGCAACAGCCCCACAGCCAATAGCTACAGCCACCCGTTATACGTTTACCCGTCCCCGCTACAGCCACAGCAAAATAGCCCCACAGCCACAGCCCCTTTTCGTTTACCGCCTTGCTTATCTATATCTTTGAATTGCTTCATCTTTACTTAGGTTGTATAAAAACCAAGTTTTGCCATTGCCATCCAATTTGTAACCAATACTAATTCTGCCATCAGGCTTTTCCCATATTGTCCAATAAACACGTTGCATAAAATTAGGGTTAGTAGGGTGCTTAGTGCTTTCCCACTTTGTAACCTTTTCACCAAAATTGTTGATTGTTGTTGTCATTGTTTTGCTATTTTGTTGATATAAATATACAACCTTTTTTTAAAACTGCAAACTTTTTTCAAAAAAATTTCAAATTATTTTCTAACTTTCTGAAAATCAAAGAGAAAAAACATCAGCCAACAGCTACAGCCAACAGCCAACAGCCCCGCAATTTGTGTCTTTGAGTACACAAAAAAATCACGTGAACCCGCATAAACACAGGGCTTTGCGTCCCTGTTAAAAAATAGAACTTGTATAAATTACAAAATTAGACCTTTGCGAAGCCCCGTAAACATTGAGAAAATGAAAAAAAATGAAAAAAAAATCAATTTATGCTTGTATATTAGAGAAATTACACTATATTTACACAAGAATTGAACGGGGAAACAGCCCCAAATTCACGTAACTTATTGAAAATCAATTAATTAACTTTAAAATTCAAGTATTATGAGTACATTATTAGCAATCGAGGTGGAATTTTTACGAAATTCACAGGTGGAACAGGCTTTAGACCTTAGAGCAATCCGGAACCTACAGAGAACATTGTCAAACGGGCAAAAGAAGAAGTTTGCCCAAACATTAGAGTTATCGAAAAAAGTGGTAGCGGTGGCGAATTGGTTTACCTCAGAAGAGGGCAAACAGGTAACAGCCGAAGCGGGTATCTATTGGAACAACGAAACCATAGGCTTAAAGGTTTTCGGGTGGCAAAAATCGTACTATTACAAAGTTTTGAAAGCGGGTAAATTGGACGATTCAATAGTTGAAGAGTTCAACAGCCTTTGCGATGAAGCCGAAGCCAACGGGGAAGAGCCAAACCGAAGCCTTGAGGGGCTTTTAAAATTCACTCGAAGCGGTGGAAATACCACAGCCGAAGCGGGTGGAACAGGAGAAGACGGGGAAGAGACCGAAGAGACCACTGAAAGAGCAATCGAGGTTAGAATACCTACAATTTTCACGATGACCTACAAAGGTGGCGAAAAAAACGTTTCAATTCGAGTAAACGAAAACAACGAGGTCGCAACGACCAACAGCCGAAGCGAAATTTTAGCAGCAATCGAGTTTTTAACTAATTTAATTTAATAGTGTCTTTGAAGACACAAAAATTTTCAATACTATGAGAGCAACAGCAAACACAGGAGTAGTGTACACAACAACAGGAAACGGAAGCAGAGGGAGAGTACAGGGATACCACTACAAACCAAGCCCGTTATTTTTAAACAAGTCAGCCCACAGGGTAGATGTAGCGGGGTTGAAGCCAATCGACCAAAGAACAGCTATCAGGTTTGACGGGAGAGAGTACGAGAGCAAATTTACAATAGGCTTCGAGGTGGAGAAAAACAGCCTATCTCGAGGGGCTGTGAGAGAGTACGAATTGTTCTGCGGGTTTGAGACAGACAACAGTTGCGGGTACGAAGCAGTGACCCATATTTTACCGCTATTGCCTGCGGGTCAGTGGCGTACAAAGGTTTACGATATGATGTACAAAGCGGACAAAATCATCGATGACCAATACAGCCCAAGCGACAGAAGATGCGGAGGTCACGTAACAATCGGGGTTGACGGGCTAAGCGGGGACGAGATTCGTGAAGCGGTACGCAAAAATTCAGGTATTGTTTTAGCCTTGTTCAGAAAGCGTTTAAACAACAAATATTGCGGGGCTAATCGTAGAATGCAAAGCAACAACGATGACACGTTTAACAGCTACAGCCAATGCAATGACTACTACAGAACAGGTAATCATTGGAAATATCAAACAGCCCTTGTAAAAGGCTCGTGCCTTGAGTTTCGCTTAGTGTCTAAATTTGAGAGCGTGAAGCAAATGATGAGACGATACGAGTTGTTTTATGAGTTGGTAAACTACAGCGTAAACAAGCCAAACGGAACGTTTGCGGGGTTTTTGAAAACTATCGAGCCAATCATTGTTTCGATGTACAACGGAGACAAGCAGAAAGCGGAGAGCGTTATGGAGTTGGCGAAGAGTTTCCAAAAGTTCATCAACACAGGGGCGATAAGCCAAGACATTGCAGAGTTCTTAGGGTAACACCTAAGGGCTTTGCCCGTCCCTAAGTGAGTGCTTAGGCTGATGAGTCCGAAAGGACGAAACGGGAACATTTAAAATCAATCTTATGAAAGCAGAAATTTGTTTAAAATCGTTTAGTGTAGCAGTTATTTATTTGGCTATTGCCTTAGGTTTAACCTCAGGTTATTTACAGCAGTTCGTTAAGTTTAATTCAGTTGACAGCGAAATCTTTATGGCTTTGCTAAGCGGTACGTTTGGGCTTCTATGCTTAGGCGTTTCAATCAAGATAAAGCGATGATAGTGCGGTAACGTAAAGGTCGAGGAGGGCAAACCTCCTCCCGTACACAAGTGAGTGCTTGTGCTGATGAGACCAAGAGGTCGAAACGGGAAACTTTAATTTAATTTACTATGACAAATTCAGAATTAGTGTCTTTAAAGACACAGGAACAATGGACAAAATTTTGCAATCTTATGGAAAGAGTTAGCAACATTTATCAAGCAGACACCGAAAGAATGGACAGGGCTTACAACATTATTCGCAACAATGTAGAGCAGATGTATAAAGCCAAACAGCCTGTAAACACAGGGGTTAACAAACTTTAACAAATTATTAACACTTTAAATTTGGTACGTGTCTAATTATCGTCTTATATTTGTCGAAAATTAGTTCATTAACCTTAAAAATCAAACACTATGAGACAGATTACAGAACAGGTTGTCGGTGCTTTCAATAGAGGGCAATCAAAAAAAGTAGGCAACACAGAGACAGACGGAATAAGCCTTTGGCTATTCGGCAACAAAATTGCAGAACATAGCGAGGGTGGAATATGGATTACTAATGCGGGGTGGAAAAGCCCAACAACGAAAGAAAGACTAAACGGGATTACAGGCGTACACGTTACGCAAAAGAAAGGCGAGTGGTACCTAAACGGGCATCGTTGGGACGGAGAGTGGATTTGCTTGAATGACTTGACCTTGCTTGAGGCACAGGCAAACGAGCCTGAGTTCGATACCACAATGGAGTGGGTAGAGACCTACAGCAAACCGAAATACGCAGTGTTTCATACACACGTAGAGGCGGACTTACAAGACCTTGAGCAAAGGTTGAATTACTTAGGGATACCTACACGCAGAATGTATTCAGACACAGAGGGCAGATACAAGCCTAACCATTTTATCGTGGTGCCTGTAACAGAGTTTAACAGAGCAAAAACTTTAATCAATAACTAATCAGTGTCTTTGAAGACACACAAATATTAAAACTATGGGGGCAACAAAAAAACTAATGACACCTTACTTAGCTTCGGCTATCGCAGAGGGATTCTGTGAGGGAGAAAACGCAACAAGAGAGCAACAGATTGAGGCGTGGCAGTATTTACACGACACAGGACTTGCCTACAGCCTACAGGGTTGGTATGGACGCACAGCGAAGGCTTTACTTGAGGAAGGAATTATTCACGATAAAAAAAAAGCAGATGAGAGCAATACTTAGATTCTTAGAAGAGTTAGCAAAGACTTGTCCGAGAGAGACACGTTGGTAGGCAAACTGATGAGACTTCAATAGTCGAAACCTATGTGAGTTCGCATAGGTCTTTGTCAAACAATTAAAAATCAATATTATGGAAATCTATCAAATCAACACAACAGCGTACAAAGAGGAGGACTTTACCCTCCTCACAGACCTAACTGAAGACCAAATCACAGAGGTAATCAATCCTTTGGTAATGGCTGAGCGAGACGGCTACGAAGAGTATGACAATGAGACTTTGGTGGAGGCGTTGCAGAAACGCTTTCCTAAAAATACCATCAAAATGTTTCCGGAGGTGGTTCGCTTAGTTTACTAATGAGTTGGGGGAGTACTCCCCCTTCTGTCCCTGAGTGTGTGCTCAGGCTGATGAGTTCAAAAGAACGAAACAGAATTACAAACCCGAGGGGGTTGTAACCCTCCCTCACAAATCAAATCAATATTATGGAAGACATTTGGTACTTTGAGGATTGGGTAAACAATATGTTAAACAATTCGGACTACTCAGAATTTGAGTTGCTTGATTTTGAAGAGTATTATCAAAACTTATTAGACTATGAACAAAACACAAAAAACTTTATACTATGGAAAGAAACACAGACAGAGTCAGAGTAGCAGTAATGCAGAGATATGGTAGCTTAGCTACATTAAAGTTGGCTATGTGGGAAGACGAGGACGTTGTCCTTGTCAACCTTTCAGATGACCTTAACGATGAGTTTCACGAAGACCAAATACTAACTATAATCAAAGATTTATTAAGATGATAACACTCAACACCACCAACGGACACAATGCAAAAATAGTTGCAGAGTTCAACAAAGTTTCAGCAAAATTTGAAGACACGGATTTACTAAACATTATCCTGTCAAATTGGGCAGACGACTTTGACTTAGAAGAAATTACTAACTTTTTAAACGACAGATTAGATGAAAACAGCAGATAACAACAGATTGATTGCCGAGTTTACAGGAATGACTTGCCATCACAACGATTCAAACGTTCTTATATTCAGCACAGAAAACGGGAATGATATTGTTTCGATAGACGACCTAAAGTACGACACCGATTGGAATTGGTTAATACCTGTAATTGAAAAGATACTTGACATATCTTTAAACTTAGATACAATGGAAATGTACTACAACATCACAGACAGCATACCAAACATTACACAAACGCATATTGCAGTAACAGACTTTATAAAATGGTACAAGAATGAAAACAATTAAAATCACAAAGGAAGACCAATACGTTTGGCTATTGGTTACGGAAAAAGCTAAGGAAATATATCTATCAGGGCTGTTTGAATTGTACGTGCTGTATGATGACGACAGCGAGACTTTGGTAGAGGGATTCACTCAGCTATCAGAAGCCTTAGAAAATGGCTTAGACATAGGCGTAGGCGTTGGATTTATCAGCGATGACATAGACCTATTCGACCACTACAGCAGAATACCTAAGAAGATTCGCTACATTATTGAGACATACACAGACGTATCAGAGTTCAGTTATGACGATTGCAAGGCTATGCTAAGGCAGTTAGAAGAGAACGGGTACACCTTTGACTATGGCTTGGACGCTCAACCTTATAACCTTAGACCTAATGGAAGATAGCTACAGATTCAGAATTGCCTATGGCAAACATTTTGTTTGCTACATTACAGCCCGAACAGACTTCGAGGCTATCGATAAAGTATATAACAGAAACGTAGAACAATTTCCAAACTTAGTCAGAAAACTTTTTAATGCAAAAAAAATAAAATAAATTTGGTAGTGTCTAATTTTTGTCTTACCTTTGTCTAAATTTAATTAATTAATCAGAGTTCTGTGTCTTCAAAGACACTGCTCACAAATCAAATCAAAACTATGTGCGTAATTATCGTAAAAAAACAAGGACTAAAAGTTCCAACAGATGTATTAAAATCATCAGCAAAAATCAACCCTCACGGATTGGGTATTGTATGGCTTGACGACTACAAAGTTAGCTATCACAAATCAGCAGAGTACAACGTTCTTAACACCGACAGACCTTTCATTGCTCACTTTAGGTATGCTACCGTTGGGGCTGTAAACAAATCAAACACACACCCGTTTGTATGTGGCTCAAACACCAACGAGTTGCTTATGATGAATGGTACAATTAAAGGGCTTGGAAACCACAAAGACAGCGACAGCAAGGTATTGGCTCAGTCTCTTGGAGAAGTACCACGACACCTGTGGAAAAAAGAATTAGAGCGTTACGATTGTAGATTCGTTACACTAAACACACGTAACAAATCTTATCAGATGTACAACCGAGAGGATTGGCATTTCAAGGACGGAATTTGGTACAGCAAAGACAATGTACTTGAGACCAACTATGTGGCTGTGTATGGTACCCTAAAAAAGTACTACAGCAATTATTGGAATTACCTAACAGGCTCAACGCTTGTAGGTAGTGGACAGACACAGGACAAGTATCCGCTTATCATCAAAGGCTTGCCTTATCTAATCAACAAGAGAGGCATAGGTCATAACGTAGATGTAGATGTATTCAGAGTTACCGACAGAGTTCTTAAAGACTTAGATGCGTTAGAAGGACACCCTAAGTGGTACCGAAGAGAGCAGATTTATATTGATGTGAAAGGCAGAAAAGTATTGTGTTGGATTTACTTTAACTTGCGTGAGACAGACATAGGACAGGTACACCATAAGACATACATTCAAGCGTCTAAGAGTTGGTTTAAAACCTCTCCTTACAAGTGGCAAGTGCCTACTACAAAAATCAATCAGACATTGTTCGACATAAAACCTCAGCCCTACTTTGACGACTTCAAAGATGTGCCTGAGGTAGAAGATGAGTTCGATGTAGAGAATGAAACGCCTATGTGTATAGCCTGTTACAACGATTTAAAGTTTGACGGATTCAGCCATTACTATTGCGACCAATGTAATACTTGGCACACAGAGAGCGATACACTAAAAAGTTACAGATACTAATCGGGAGTGTCTTCAAAGACACTCTCACAAACCTTAATCAAGATGAAAATACATTTAAAATTTAACCACGAGGCAGACCACACTTTAGAGGCATTGGATTGCCCATTTTCAGTAGATGAAATTAATAACCAACTTAACAACATTATCCATAAATTTATGGAAAATGATAAGTACGACCACCGAAGCCATTTAGCGGAGTTAATACACAATGAGATAGACTACTCAGCTATTCTGTATATGGCTACTAAGTTCGCCACTCAGCAGATTGAACAGAACGAAGTAAAAAGATTATTAAGAGATATGTTAGACAGCGATGAAATTATATAAAGTGAACACCACAGCATACGAAGAAGAGGACTTCTTCTTGCTAACAGATTTATCCGAACAGGACATAACAGAAGTAGTACACCCTATGGTTATGGCAGAGAGAGACGGAGAAGACGAGTACGATAACGAAATGTTATTGGAGGCTTTACGCAAGAGGTACCCGAATAATTTAATCGGGTACCATAGCGGCACTTATTGGAATATTAATTTATAAATTGTACAAAATGACAAACACAAATGACATTGAGGTTAAGGGCTTTATAGAATTAAGCCCCTCAACAGAAGACCAACGTCAGATGAGAATTTACGAAGCTAAGCAAGTTCTTAAAAAAGAAGGCTACTTCGTTGATAATCTTTGGCACGTATCAGACGTAAAAGAAAACTATGAATGCACAGACGAACAGGCTCAGGAAGTTCTAAGTGATTCACTACAGAACGATGCAACTATGGAACAAATATGGCTTGCTATTCACTTTGAAGGAGGATTCAGAAACTTAAAACGCATAGAGGAATGAGAAAGTATTTAATCTTTTATTGGAAAGAAACAGGAGATGATTGCGATTGGCACGAAAGAACAGTAGAGGCACCAAACATTGAAACAGCCTTAACTTTATTCAAAGACAGAAACCCTTTCGCTAAAATTGACAGCATAGAGTTAGTTACAAAAGACAAAATAACTATTAGGCAAGAAGTACCTCGTAGTGTATTAGAAAATGTTTTTGTAACAGCTATTGAGGGCGGAAGCAACTATTGGTATTACCTATCAAATTCAGCAGTGAAACTAATCAGGAAAGCAGTTCCAAAAGAACAAGAACCATACTTAGCAATAGCTATGTTGAAGGCGGTATTAGACCACAACGTAATAGTTCCTATCAATGACGCAGAAGATGAATTAGAAGTAGTTGGACACCTCAGCAATGAAACAATACAGAAGAGGCTAAACACACTATCTAAAGACAAAGGATTGAAGTGGTGCCTTGAGGCAGAGTTGTCAGGTAACGGAGACGGAGAGACAAGCGATGTTGTTTTTCAGTTCTTAACAATGGGAGAGTACACTTATGCGTAAAGGTTGTTTCAAGAAAGGACACACCCCTTGGAATGCGGGGCTTAAAGGCATCAGGCTAAGCCCCGCTACTGAGTTCAAGGAGGGCGAGACAACAGGCGACAAACACCCGAGTTGGAAAGGTGGACAGCAAATGTTTAAAAGCGATTGCATATATTTATACTCAGGTACAAACCAAAGAGTTCGCAGACCCAAAAAAGTTTATGAGGACGCTTATGGAGAGGTGCCAAAAGGTTGGATATTGTACCACTTGGACGGAGACCGATACAATGACCACTTAGATAATTTGATTGCAATACCCCGTTCAGTTCTTGTAAACATAAATGCGGGGCGTATTAATACTAATTATCACGAGATACAAAAAGCAGTTGAGAAATTTAAAACCAAATAGATATGAAAGACCAAATCGTAGAGCAAGTAAAAGAAAAGTTTGATGAACGCTCAGAGACAGGCATAACTAAGTATGGTACCACGTTAGAGCGAGGAGACCTAAGTCTATTAGATTGGCTTAGCCACTTACAAGAAGAGCTAATGGACGCAACATTGTATATTCAGAAACTGAAGAATGAGTTAGACCAAAATCCAAATGGAATTGTTATTGCTAAAGAGTCTTGGAATAAGGCAGACAAGATAACACACGAGGGTTTTGTTTATGTTAAATACACAGACTTGACAGGAATATGAGATACAGAATTATAAGAATTTTTTTTTGGCTTATTATAATAGCCACATTAATATTATCAGTAACAATAATAACAACATTATGAAAACAATTAAAAATCATTTAGAGTTCGAGAAAACAAAGACTAAACCAAATCAATTAAGAATTGATGAATTAACTAAAATCTTAAAACGAGGTACATTGACCCTTGAAGAATGGAGAATGACAGGAAGATTCACACCCGCAGAGGAATATCTAAGTAGAAACGTTGGTGCCAAACTTAAAAAAGATTGCAAAGAAGTCATCGAGTATGTTGGAGACAGCATCATTGAAGTTTTACACACAGGATATTTTGTCTTTGAAGACACTAAAAGTAAAAACCTTGACGAAGTCGAGGACAAAATGTGGAATACTATAGCAGAAAAACTATGGTGCGAAAATTGTTAATAAGTTTATAAATAAAATGAACAAGATATGAACATTTATTTATATCTTTGTTTTTTAAAATCAAATCAAATGAAAGAAGATGTGTTCAACCAATATGTTGAAAGAGTAACATACTTGTTCAACATTACAAAAGAAGACCTGTTCGCTAAGACTAAGAAAAGAAACTTAGTTGACGCAAGGCAGTTGCTTTACTACTTATGCTCAAAGAGACCTATTCAAATAACATATATTCAAAAGTATATGAAAGATAACGGGTACGATGTGTGCCACTCAGTTATTATTCACGGAATTAATGTAATGAATAAAAAAGTCGATGTTGATAAAGACTATAAAACTATTGTCAACGACATTGAAAGAGCAGTTCATATTTAATCAATAATCAAATTTAATTTAATCAAATGGAAAAAAAGAAATCAACTTTCGAGTTATTGTCGGCTATCAATGTGAACGACAAGGTAGAAAAAAAGAGTAACTTAACTTACTTGTCTTGGGCTTGGGCTTGGGCAGAAGTAAAGAAAGCGTGTCCTGACGCTTCTTATCAAATCAAAGGAGACCCCACTACACAAAAGCCTTATTTCTATGATGAAAATCTTGGCTATATGGTAATGACAGAGGTAACTATCGAAGGAAAAACTTTAGAGATGTGGCTTCCTGTTATGGACGGAGCCAATAAGGCTATGATGGCTAAGCCATATACCTACAAAGGTAATGCTTGGGTTAATGGTAAAAAAGTAGAGGTTGACAAGACCGTTGAGGCTGCCACTATGTTTGACATTAATAAAACATTGATGAGATGTTTGACTAAGAACTTAGCAATGTTTGGATTAGGACTTTACATTTATGCGGGAGAAGATTTACCTGAGGGGGACACTACACCCGCAACACCTGTTCAAGCCCCTACAAGAGCAGAGGCTCAAGCACAACCCCAACAACCTGCACCTGCACCTGAATTAGCGGAGCTTAAAAAAGGTACAGATGATTGGAAAAAGGTAGTTGACTATGTTACAGCCAACAAATCATTAGGTATTGAGAAGATAGGCAAACAGCTTAACAGAAGATACAAAATGACACCTGCTATCAAGAAAGAAATTGCTAACTTAATATCAGCAGAGTAATGGCAGAAGTTAACCCACAAATACTTGAGTTATTAAAAAATGACCAAGAATATTACGGAGGAGTTGGAAAGAATTACTTATCTAATTCAGACATTGGAACCCTACTTAACAATCCAAAAGAGTTTGGAAAGGAAAGAGAAGACAACAAGGCTTTTATGGAGGGTAGATACTTTCATCAGTTGATTCTTGAGCCTGAGAAAACTAAAGGTATTCTGTACGTTGATGCGAGTACACGCACAACTAAAATCTACAAAGACTTCTGTGAAGACCATAACTTGCCGTTCTGTTTACTACAGAAAGAAGTTGAAGATATTCAGAAACTTGTAGGCATTATCAATGGAAACATTGCTTTCTTTGAAGAGTTATACAAAGCAGGAAATCAATATGAGGTGCCTGCTGTTGGAGAGATTCAAGGAATGATGTGGAAAGGAAAGGCAGATATTGTAACAGACAACGCAATCATCGACCTAAAGACCACCTCAGACATTGATAAGTTCAAATGGAATGCTAAGAAGTACAACTACGATTCTCAATGTTATATCTATCAGATGTTATTCGGGAAACCTTTAGTGTTCTATGCTATTGACAAAACAACAGGAGTTCTCGGTATATTCAGACCAACTGAGGAGTTTATCAAATCAGGAGAAGAGAAAGTAGGAAGAGCTATTGAGGTATTTAATAAGTACTTCGGAGACAATCCAACTGACGACATTGAGAATTACTATATTGATGAATATTTGTTTTAAAGTGTCTTTGAAGACACAAAATATACCGAGCAATAACTTTAGCCTAAGAGGGTTATGTTCGGTTCAAATAGACTTAGGCACAATTTAAAATATATCAAAATGGCACAAGACCAAGAAAAGATTTTTGCAGATGGATTCATCTTCAAAAGAAACCCGAAAGCACCAACGTTTGTAGTTGGTAGAGTATCAATGAAAGTAGAGGAAGCTATTGCTTTCTTGAAGACCCACGAAAAGAATGGTTGGGTAAACGTGGACATTAAAGAAGCTCGTAGTGGTAATCACTATATGGAGTTAGATACATTTGAATCAAAGAATGAAAGTGCGGTTGACAAATACAATGCGTCAAAACAATCAACACCTTCCGCTGCACCACAATCAGTTCCACGAATGAATGGAGATATGGCTAATGAGTTTAATGAGGCTCAGCAATCTTACGATGAAGAAGATAGCGATTTACCGTTCTAAGCCTAATAAACAAAGGGGAATTAACGTTCCCCTTTTTTTAGCTTACGATTCTGACGAAAAATATTTTCCCTATTATATATATATAATTTCTATTCTTCTTCTTTTTTTATTTATTATAATATAAATTTAAAATTAACAGAATTAACAGAAGTATTAGTAATCAGATAGTTAGAGAAAAATAATCAACATAAAAACAACATAAAATCAACAAGCTATGTCATACACAGTTACAATCTTTCAAAATATACGTGATACAGATACACCTTTCTTTAGAGATGTTAACGTTATTCTTGAAAGGATTAAAGACGGAGCGGGTGCTACAAAAGAGATTGTTAAACGTATCAGACAAGAGAAGGATAAGTCTGAGCGTAATGAAATTAAAAAACAATTACCTGCAATATGCTTTAGTGGTAAATTCACTAAAAGAGAAGATTCGGCTTTAGCTGAACACTCAGGTCTTATTTGTTTGGACTTTGACGGATACCAAAAACAAAAAGACTTACTACAGGATAAAGAGACTTTATCTAAAAACAAATATGTTTATTCTGTATTTATATCTCCATCAGGAAATGGATTAAAAGTTCTTATCAAGATTCCTGCTGACCCCGATAACCACAAAAACTATTTTAATAGTTTAGAAAAGTATTTTAATTCGCCTTATTTTGATAAGACAAGTAAAAATATTAGCAGAGTGTGTTACGAGAGTTATGACCCACTTATCCATATTAACGCAAATTCTTCGATTTGGGACACGATTGAGGAGCCGGAGTATGTCGAGGTTAACCGAACACGAGATAAAGCCACAATTCCAATTACAGACGAAAATAAGATAGTAGAAATCTTAGTTAAGTGGTGGGAGAAAAAATACCCTATGCAAGAAGGACAGAGAAATCAAAACGCATACGTTCTTGCTATGGCGTTCAATGACTTTGGTATCAACAAAAGTCTTGCCGCATACGTTCTTAATCAATTCGCATCAAGTAGCTTTACATTGGCAGAAATAGCAACTACTATTGATTCAGCTTACCGCAACACAACTAACTTTGGTACTAAGTACTACGAAGATGAAGAACGTATCAACAACATTAAGGCAAAACTAAGAAGAGGTGCTTCAAAGAAAGAAATCAGATACCAACTTCAAGAGTCAAGTTTAGACGAAGATGTTATTGATTCTGTATTAGCACGTATCGAAGAAGAGAATGCTAAAATGACTTTTTGGACTAAGAATGACAAGGGGATTATAAAAATAATTCACGTACTGTTCAAACAGTTTTTAGAAGACAATGGATTCTATAAATTCTGTCCTGAGGGTGGCAAGAACTATGTGTTTGTAAAAGTAACTAATAATCTTATTGACCATACTTCTGAGAAAGAGATTAAAGATTTTGTTCTCAATTATCTTCTTGACTTAGATGATGTTTCGATTTACAACTACTTTGCAGACAACACAAGATTCTTCAAGGAGGAATTTTTATCATTGTTGTCAACAATAGATATTTACTTTATTGCAGACTCAAAAGATTCTTCTTACCTGTACTATAAAAACTGTGCGGTTAAGATAACTAAAGATGCTGTAACAACCATTGACTACTTAGATTTAGGTGGATACGTTTGGAAAGACCACGTGATTGACAGAGTATTCAATATTGGAAGAGTAACAGATGATTGTAATTTCAAAAAGTTTATATCGAACATAAATGGTTCTGACGAACATAGAATTAACTCTATGGAAAGTACATTAGGATTTTTGATGCACGGATATAAAAACTTATCGTTCTGTCCTGCTGTGATTCTGAATGATGAGGTAATTAGCGATAACCCCGAGGGTGGTACAGGTAAGGGTTTGCTTATGAACGCATTGAGCAAAATGAAAAAGGTTGTTACTATTGACGGTAAGTCATTTACGTTTGAGCGTAGTTTTGCTTACCAATTAGTATCAGCCGACACTCAGATACTTGTATTTGATGATGTTAAGAAACATTTTGACTTCGAGAGATTGTTCTCTGTGGTTACAGAAGGATTGACCCTTGAAAAGAAAAACAAAGATGCTATTAAGATACCATTTGCGAAGTCTCCTAAGATTGCTATAACAACAAACTATGCGATTAAGGGTTCAGGTAATTCATTTGCCCGCAGAAAATGGGAATTAGAGCTTCATCAGTATTACAATAAAAACTTTACACCTCAAGACGAGTTTGGTAAATTGATGTTTGGAGATTGGAATGATGACGATTGGTTTCAGTTTGACAACTATATGATTCAATGTCTTCAAAACTATTTAGTAACAGGATTGGTTAAGTCTAAGTTTGTGAACTTAAAAATTAGACACCTGTCTCAGGAGACCTCTCACGAGTTTATAGAATGGGTTGGATTGGTTGATAATGTGGATAGAAGCAGTATTATACCTACTAACGTTAGGCTTTACAAAAACGAACTATACAATAATTTTGTTGAGGAATATCCTGACTACAGTGCGAGAGGTAGAATGAGTATTAGTAGAACTAAATTCTATAGATGGCTTACTGCATACGCCAACTTCAAAGATGGCATAGAGGCAGATGAGGATAGAGACCATATTGGTAGATGGATAATTTTTAAAAGTGTATAAGTATGACACAAAGTCAAGCAATTCATATCGGTATGATAAATTCATACAACGTATTAGTAAACAAGGCGGACATACAACAGATTGTAATATCAGGTATAGGTGTATTCTCTCACTCTCAAGATGAACAAGATGCTAAAATTAGCATTGAGTTTATGATTAAGTACTTTCAAGATATTGAAATGTACGAGAAGTGTGCTGAGTTGCAAAAATACATTGAGGAAACTTTTGATGAAGACGGAAGATTCAAGATAGATTTATGTAGCTGTGAGTATCCCGATATTAAAGTCTATAAACCAAATCCAAAATGCTCAGTATGTGGTTTGATAATAAAGAGATTTTAGAAAGATACTTCGGATATAATAATTACGAAATGTGGCAACGATGTGAATTACTTAAAAAAATAGTAACACAGACGGTAGAGACAAAAGAAGGTCGTGGCAGGAATGTTAGAATTGTAACAAGATATAAACATAACACCGACAAAGAAGTCATAGACAGAATAGTAAGAAGTTGTGAATACTATAAACAGTTACACGAAAAAGATATGGAGAGAAACAATCAAATTAAATTTAGAGATTACCAAAAAGATATTATCAGAAGCGGAACAGAGATTTTAAATAAGTTTGGCTTCCTTTATCTTGCTATGGAAGTTCGTACCGGAAAGACCTTAACAAGTCTTGGAATTGCAGAAAAGATTAAGTCTAACAATGTTTTGTTTTTAACAAAAAAGAAAGCCATTAGTAGTATTCAAAGGGACTACGATATGCTCGACCCTTGTTATCATTTAACAATTATCAATTACGAGAGTTTACATAAGATAGATTTTCATTTATGGGATTTAATAATTTGTGATGAGGCTCACTCTATGGGAGCTTTCCCTAAGCCAAATAAAAGAGCAACTCAAGTTAAAGACATTATTCAATCTACAAAAGCGAAGGTTATTCTTTTGTCAGGAACACCAACTCCTGAGTCTTATTCTCAGATGTATCATCAGGTTTATGGGATACCTAACAATCCATTTCGTGAGTTTAAAAATTTTTACAGATTTTGTGATAACTTTGTAAAAGTTACGTCTAAAATTATTAACGGGTTATCAATGAATGACTATTCTAAAGGTTTAGATACAATCATTCAAGAGATGGAACCTTTTACAATCAATTACACTCAAGAAGAAGCAGGGTTTATTTCTAAAATAACTGAAGAAGTTCTTGAGGTAGAACTAAAAGAATCAACCTATAAGTTGATTAAGAAGCTCACAAGAGATTTGGTTGTACAAGGAAAGGAAGAGACTATCTTAGGAGATACTCCTGTTAAGTTAATGATGAAGCTGCATCAGTTATACTCAGGAACCATTAAGTTTGAGAGTGGTAATTCGATGGTATTGGATACATCAAAAGCAGAGTATATAAAAGAAACTTGGGAAGGTTGTCAGATAGCTATTTTCTATAAGTTCAAAGAGGAGCTTGAGGCATTGAAGCGGGTTTTTGGAGATGAGCTCACAACAGAACTTAGTGTCTTTGAAGACACACACAAAAATATAGCATTACAGATTGTTTCAGGACGTGAGGGAATATCTTTAAAGAAAGCAGAGTATCTTGTGTACTACAACATTGATTTTAGTGCAACAAGTTATTGGCAATCAAGAGATAGAATGACAACTAAAGACAGACCCGAGAACGAAGTGTTTTGGATATTCTCTAAAGGAGGTATTGAGCACGAGATTTATAAAGCAGTAACCAAGAAGAAGGACTACACGTTAGCCCACTTCAAAAAAGATTTTTACTTATGAAAAATATAGAAAGCAGGGTAGAAGAGCTTGTTAGTTTTGTGAAAGATGAAACTTTGTATGCGTATGAAGCAGTTGATAAGATAATGGAATCAGCAGATGAGTATGCTATTGGTTTTGCAGAGTGGGTTGATATAAATTATTTTGTTTATAATACTTGGGACAAAAGTAAGTCAATAAAAAAACTATTAGAAATCTTTAAAAAAGAAAAAGGATTATGAGAAACAAGTTAGCAGGGAAACACCCCTCCTATGACAAGTTAGGAATGTCAGAGGAAAGAAAGAAGAAAAAGTTAGCATACGATAAAAAGTATCAGGCTACTGAGAAAAGAAAGAACTACAGAGTAGAGCTAAACAAAGCTAATCGTGAAGCCGGAACCTATGGTAACGGAGATGGGTTAGATATGAGCCATACGAAGTCAGGAAGATTGGTTAAGGAAAAAGCCAAAACGAACAGAGGAAGAAACGGTCAAAATTCTAAAAGCTCTAAGAAATGATTAAGTGTATTTGCATAGATAATGATAACAGACCGAGCAGAGTTCCTGAGACTAAATGGATAGAGAAGGGTAAAGAATATACTTTAGACTTCACTATGACTGTACACCCTCAAAAGAAGTTAGCGTTTCAATTAAAAGAGATTGAGCTTGATGAAAGTTGTAGCCCATACTCTTGGTTTCTTGCAAGTAGATTTGCTTTCAGACACGAAGACATTGACAAATTAATTGATTTTATTAAAGAATGTAATAAGATTACGTTCTCATTAAATGAACTGATGAAAGTAACTACAGTAGATGAAAGAGAGCGTCATACAATCGAAAAAAATTAAAGAGCTTGAGGCTCAGGGATATTACGTTATCAAATTAATTAAGACAAATAAGAACGGTATCCCTGACCTGATAGCTATACCTAAAAACTCAGACGTTCTTTTTATTGAAGTAAAAGGACCGAAGGGTTCTATATCTCCTCTTCAAGATTGGAGAATGGAAGAGTTAGAAAAACACGGAATAAAAACAGAAATTTATAAACCACTTTAATCAAATGGATTCACTCAAGAAAATAATAAACTTAGTATTTTTTGTAGATATAGAAGATTCTACACGGAAAAGAAGAGTAGTAGATGCAAGACGTGCTTATGCTAAAATCCTTAAAGATGTAGGATTCTCCTATGAACATATTGGAAGTAGCCTAAACAAAGACCACGCAACTATTATTCATTATGTAAAATCAGTAGATGTATTATTAAAATATGATTCGGTATTTGAGAAAAAATTTATAGTGGCTAAGAAAAATTTTCTAAAAGAGAACACACACTTAATGTTGAACTCAAAGGAGGACATTTACGCAATTGCAATCGAATTAGAAATTAAGTTAAATGAAATTAAGTCTAAGGCAAAAGAAATAATAAAAACCTTAGAAGACTATGAAAAAGAAAACGGTAAAAATGAATGTATTGATTATTGCAAAAAAGTAGTATTTCCTTTATTTGATTCTTAAAAAAATCAAACTAATGGAAGAAGAAAAAAGAGCAGAGCGAATAGCTCGAAGAATAGAAGAGTACCACATAGTATTGACGGACATTTACGAAAAGTTAGTTGACCGTGAACTAAAATCTGCTCAAAAAGATATTCAGTTTTTAATTATGGAATTACGTTGTATTTTAAAATCAATAGAAGAAGATGACTTTTGAAACCGAACAAGATTTAATCAGAGAAAAAAAAGCAATACAAACTTTCGTAAATATGTTTGGAGGCTCATTTAAGAAACTTGACCCATACGATATTGATTACAAAGTATTTGACAAAGACGGAAACCTAATAGCCTACGCAGAGGTTAAAGGAAGAATTAAAACCATATACAACGCATATCCACTTCCTGTTGCTGCAAGAAAATTGGTTAAGTTGGTAGATAAAAGATTAGCTCCTGTGGTTATATGGGCTTGTGAAGATGGGATAATATATGGAAAGGTAGATAAATTAAAAGGAGAAATCAAGTGGGGAGGAAGAACCCAACGAGATAACTCCTTTAATGACCAAGAACTTTTGGTTTATTATGAAAAACAGAAAGAACTAAAGTACGTTAGATATGCCTAATCGTACTTTGATTTTCTTTCACTGCTTCTTGTAACTGTAGTTTTTACACCGTCTGAATCATAGTATTCGTACTTACTATTATAACTTGACTGTGAGCCTGAATCTGAAGAACTTTTTGAGCTTGAAGAATATTTCTTGCTTGAAGAATATTTCTTGTATGTTCCATCAGAGTTCTTTTTTCTTTTCTTTTTAGGAACGTATCCAAATTCTTTGTCTTTATCTTCTCTTTTCTTTTCTTTGAATATTTTATCTAATTCTTTTTCAGGTTTAGATAACTCATAGTACTCAGAACCTTCTCCAAAATTCTTCTCGTATAATTCAGGATTATATCTTTCTAAATCTGTAAGATTTTCATATACAGTTCCTGTTTCTTCATCTACAAGAAGTCTTTTCTTCATATCTTCAAGCTCATCTTTTTCTTCTTGATATTTTTCAGGATTTTTAACCCTGTCTAACATAGCTTCAGCAGATTCTACTTCTTCAGGACTTGTAGCTTCGTCAACCATTTTCTGTATCAACTCAACTTGCTCTCTCATCTCTCTAATCTCTTCAGTAGTAGCCCCTTTTTTCTTGGCTATTCTAACAACATTTCTTCCGACAGTAGCTACTTCAGGACTCGCTAAACCTGTAACGTTTGCAACTAATACAGGTGCAATCATTTGAGTCAACGCTTGTCTGTTTTCTTCAGATATTTGTTTTGTTTTACCAAAATCATCTTTATACTCTCCTGTTGCAGATAAAGATATTAAATTCCAAATCTCATCAATTCTGTTTGCTGCTATACCAAGTGTCCCTAATGAACTAACAAAATCTACTTTTTTAGAAGTGTAAATATTCTTTATGTCTTTATCGTCAATACCAAAACCTTTTTGTATTGATTCAAAAATAAACGCACCATTGTCCTGAACAAATTTATCAAGAACAGGAAGTGGAGAGAATATATCAGTAACAGTCGATGTTACAGCACCCTTAACAATGGCTTCTCTTCTTTTTTTCTTTTCTTCTTCATCATCTCCTTTACCCATCAAAGATGCTGCAAGGCTCGCAAGACTTATAGCTATTCCGGCAGATATTGTTCTAAATACAGCCATCTCAACAGCGTATCCTGCTAATGAACGGGCAGCAATCTTTTTATCCTCAGCTGTAGATACGTCCCAATTTGAAAGAACCCTTAAATCAGAACCTAATCTTGACCCTTGGTTCATTCTAAAACTCGCAAAAGGCATAAATATCTTCATCAATAATTGAGACTTAGGATTTCTGTCAGAGAAAAATGCACCTGCCATATCTGTATCAGAAACGTTTTGTTGTCTATCTACCTGTTTTTGAGCGTAGTCAGCAGCTTTTTGATTTATTTCGTGATTAGAATAGTCAATACCTTTAGTATCTATACCTTGGTCTCTTAAACCTTGTTCATAGAAAGACTTCCAAGAAGATATTGCAACCCAAGCATCAGGCTTTGTTAAGAATAATTTTAACCATTTTTTGTTTGCATCTTCAATAAGTTTTACAAACTTCGCACCTTTTGATTCAGCAGCCTGTTCTATTAATTGGTTTATAGAGTCAATATCAGCTAAAGACTCAACACCTCTGTTTGCTATAGCATATCCCGATTCATTAAGCCAAGTCATAAAATCCTTGTTGGACATAGCTGAAAAATCTATGTTTCCTTTAGCATTAATAAGCGTGTTGAAAACCACAGGCACAACCTGTTTTAAAGGTTGAGTTGGACCGGCTAAAGCCTGACTAACTCCAAGTGTAGCAATCTTGTTTAGACCTCTCATAGCCTTAGCAAATTCGTCATTAGAATAAGGATTCTTGTTTCTAATGTTTTGAATGTATTGCTGAACTCTTCCTATGTTTGATTTTGTTCCTTTTATTAAATCAGCATCTACTCCAAATATCTTTCTAAAGTCAGCTGTATTCATAAATGCCTCAACTTGTCTAATTGGTCCTGCTGTATTAATATCAACAAGAGCATCATACATAGAGTTTGAATTGTTTTTATCAAAAGATAAATCAATATATGACTCTGCCTCTTTGCTGTCTTTATTTTTAGGCAACTCCTCAGGACGAGTGGCTTCCATTAATACGCCTGTCTCTTTCTTATAAAGATTTCCATTTGTATTTGTTATAAAAGCAGACGCTGTATTTGCTAAATCAACACTTCCTCCATCATAGCTCATTCTTGTAAATCTATCAGGAATATAGTTTAAGTCTTTATCTAATACTTTATTGTAAATGTTTACAGCGGTATCAGAAAGCTCATCAAATTTACTGTCCCACTCTCTTACCCAAAAGTCAACTGCTTCTAAATTGGTTGGGTCAACCTTAGATTGAACATCACTTACATTTGTAGAACCGTCAAGAATCTTGTCATACACTTGTTGATAAGCCAACGCCTTTTTTCTTTCTTGTTCATTACCTTCCGAAAGAACCTCTATTGACTCTTCAATAAGTTTTTTTCTTCTATCAAACTCAGCTTGCATTTCAGCTTCTGTTCCTATAATACTTCTACTAACAAAAGCAGTCATACCTCTTTCAACATTATTGAATAATGTATTAAACTTTTGATTGTTTGCTTTCTTGTTATAAAACTCAGCAACATAATTAGATACAATATTATTTGTTTGTCTTTGAGCATTTGATTTTCCATTAATCAAATCGGTAAGACCCATAGCATCTCTTACTTTACCTGAGCGATTAAAACCAACAAACATTTTTTCAAAAAGAATGTTTAAGTTAGTGGTTTGTTCTCCCAAGAATCTACCAAATCTTGTTGACCATAGTTTTCTTAAAGGAACAGCTGTTATACCATCTCTTCTAATCTTGGCTGCATTTTGTTGTCCTGTATATTTACGAACAACAGCTTCCATTTTAGCTGTAGATTGGTTAGTCAAAAAGTTCATCAATGAATCAACCGCAGCCAACGAATCTTTTACACTCATTTTGTCGGTATCCATATTCATAAACTTCTTAATTAATTCTTTCTGAGCTTTAGTATATTCAACATCTTCATCTGTAAATATATCTTTTCCGGTGCTTATAGACTCTTTAATGACAGCTGAGTAAACATCGAAAGCTCTTTTAATAGTAGCTCTTACAATTCCCTCGTTGTATTTGTTAGTCTTAGCCTCAGGCTCCAATAAAGCTAACATCTCTTCTGCACTAAATTCAGACGCATCTACACCCATTAACTCTTGCAATTCAGCAATTCTTTCTTCACGAATTTTTTGCTCTTGCTCTTTTAATGTTTTTGAAATATAGTCTGTAGCCTCCTTTATGTTTGTGGTTTCAGCAAACTTAACTTTTTGACCTCTAATAGAAGAGCCTGTTACAGCTTCTTTTAGTTTAGCGGCTACTTCGTTATAAGTCTCAATATCCTCTACTAATGCAGGGTCAATATTCACAAATTGAGCGGCTGCAACTCTTAGGTTAGCATTTTTATCTTTGTTTTTAGATAATTTCTTCAAGTTACTTCTAAGACCTTTAGCTTCTTTTATCTTAGCGGCATAGTCTGCATTCTCAAATACTTTAGCCATATAGTTAGTAAACCTATCTACAGACTTAGCACTGAATACATTTACTTTACTGAAAGCACGAATAATATTAGCCGCTTGGTCAGCGGTAATTTTTCCTGATTGCTTTAGCTCTTTGACATCTTTACTAAGTTGTTGACTTGCTAATCTGAAAGCTCTAACAGCATCTCTCGCACCTCTTGCCAAATCTCTAATCTGTTTTTTAAGAGCTACCTTTTCGTTCATTGTAATTTTTTTGACATCTTTAATCTTGCCAAATAATTTTGCAACTGACGGAGCCGCTTTCTCTCTTAAACCAAATCTCTTTCGTATATCACGCACTAAAGCCTCACGCTGTACATCTGTGGCATCTTCATAAACTTTTGAGCCCATAACATAGCTCAAAACATTATCAGCTGTCTTAGCCTCGCTTACGCCTCTTCTTTTAGATTTCTGTACGATACCTTCAACCTCTCCCATCATTCTGTCATATCCGGGTAAGTCTTGTTCGTTAAGTTCCTGACTTATTGGTTGGGTAGATTCCTGTGTTTCAGGACTCTGCTCAGAAACTTCATTTTCTGAGTCAATATCTAATTCAAACTCAAGCCTTTTTACAGCTTGTTGCTTCATCACTTCTTCTGCTTTTTCGTAACCGTCTTTGTCGAAAGACTCCGTATTTGCTTTTTCATAATTTTGATACAAATCGAATAAACCTAATCTATTTTCTATAGTATTTCTATCTCCACCATCATAAATAAAGAATACTACATCGGGTCTTCCATCGTTAAAATCTCGGTAAGTTTCGTAATCCCAATCTTTTACTGCATTGCCATTAGCAATCATTGGTTTATACGCATCGTTGAAAGCTGTTCTTGATACTGCTTTGAATCCAAATTTTGAATAGTAATCAGGAAGAATCGTATCAAAAGCCTCAGCAGTAGTAGCTCCTTCTTTAATGCCAATTACCATTAATTGAGCTAAATTTTGAGGTCTTTTTGCATTTGGGTCAGAAAAAGCACCTCCTAAAAATCCTTCTTTTGTAATTGTAATTCCTGTAGAACCGTCTTCTGTTACAAACATTCTCATTCCGTTGAAATCTTCTGCGGAATGAACAGTAACTGATGCAGCGTATGGATTGTCCTTTAAGGATTCTTCCATCATTTTTCTATAAACATCTCCATTAGTTACTTCGTATATTTTTTGCACTCCTTTAAATTTAGGAAATGCTTTTTTTATACCTTCGTCTATTAAGTCGTCTAAAGTGTACTCTGCTATTACATTTAAGTCAAATACTCCAATTTTTCTAACCTCTTGTAGGCTTCTTTTATTGACTCCCCTCGTTCCGCTGCTCTTCTTAGAATAGGTCTCCAATAATCCGGATAAGTCATCAGCTCTTCGATTTGGTCTTGAGTCAATTTCTTCTTGTTCACTGATTCTTCTTGCTGTTTCATACCTCTTAAAGTTAAATTTTGTTGGGAATATCCCTATTTTAGGTTCTGCAAATTTAAACAATTTATCTGCCTTTTTAAACAATTCTTCTGCTTCTTTTGTTTTCCCTTGTTTTATAAGCTCTCTCGCTTGTTTTCTTAAATCATTAGCTTCTTTATTTACTCCACTGAAATTAACCCAAGAGTTCTGTCCTCTTGTTTGAAAAATAACAGCAGGAGCAGCTTCATCACTATATAAGTCAAGGTGTTGTAATGTAGCATTTTCTTCTCCTATAGCCCCAAACTGATTACCCAATATTCCGTGTCCGAAATAATCGTGAACAATTCTAAACACTTCTGAATTTGTTAATTCATATCCATCTTCTAATTTTATACCACTTGGTTGTAAACCTATGTTATCAGACACGTCAGTATTTCCTTGACCAAAAGCAACATCGTTAGGCAAGAATTTAAGAGTATTGTTTTCTCTTATGTCTTTCAGCATTTCTTGTGAGTTGGCATAAGGCTCTCCTACTCCATCGTGCTTTATCACTTTCAGTCCTTTGCCTACTATAAATTCATATTGTTTTTTCGTTTCATAGACAAGGGCATCATAGGCATTTTTTACTTCTTGTTGTGTTGGTTCATTCTTGATAGCTTGATAAGCGTCAGCAATCATTTTCGATACTCTTTCAAAAAGTTTAGGCTGCGGTGGATTTACTCTTTCAGGTTGATAGCTTTTTTGTTCTTTTCTTCTTTCCTCAGTAATTTTATCTCTATATTCTTGAGCGACTTGTTGAACAGATTCAACACCCTCATTGAATGCAGTCCTTCCTGATTGAGTTACTTCTTGAACCGGACCTTCTGTTTTTGTTTCTACAGTTTCTACATCGTTAGGTTGTGTCTTTGAAGACATTTTCTTGATTTCTCTTTTTAGTATTTTTATAGCTTGTTCTTTAGTGAGATTTCCTTTTCTTTGAACTGAAACTGTAGAGCCTTTACCTTGTTTTGCTTCTGCATCAAATCCTGAATCAGAAATTCTTGCATCAGGATATGTTACAGTATATGTGTCTCCTATTTTAGATATAAATACATTTTCTGCAACTTGTAAAGGATAGCCGACTTTATTTTCATCAGAATTGGCTTTATCATCTATTTCTGCTATAAATTCTTCAGCAGTCTTAGTAGGTATTTCAGGTTGTGTCTTTGAAGACACTTGTTCTTCGATGATAGTTTGCGGTTGAGTTACCTCAACTGTTGGTGCTAATGAATTTTCAACAGCCTGCACTAATTCAGCATTACTACCTTCTTCCTTAGCTCTATGATAAGCCTCTGCTACGGATTGAGGGTCGTTTCGATTCCAAGTTATTATCCCTTCATTGTTAAGGTCAATAGGAGAAAGAGGTATATTTCTTTCTTCTACAGGCAAACTTTCCAATGCCTTGGCTGTACTCTCTACATCTCTTAATGGTTGAACTATTTCTTCTTGCGTACCTTGTTCGGTAAAGACTTCAGGTTTTGGTTCGGATACTCTTTCCTCCACCGTTTCGCTAATTCCGGTTTCTGACTGAACAGGAACTTCTGTTGTGCTTTCGATTTGAATGGCATCTTCTTCTTCGTTTAAAAGGTTAGTTAATTCTTCTGTTGTTAATTCAGCTTTGAGTTTTTCATCAACTATTTGTTTTAGTTCATTTCCAATCTCTTCATCATTCTTAACACTTATTGCTGAGCGAAGCATACGTCTTGCACTCATACTACGTGTTTTTTCTAAAAACTGTTCCTTGGTATATCTTATACCATCAATCATATATTGAGAAACTCCTTGCTTAGTAGTTCCTAAAGTTTTACTTAAATCAATTGATTGCTCTTCAGGAGCTAACTCTTTAGTATCAGCAATAACTTTTAATTCCTCGTTAATAGCTTTTATCTTATCGGCATACAGCTCCTTTCTGTTTGTTGAAGATGATAACTCTTCTTTGGCAGACATAAGCTCCATAGTTCTTGCCAAAACACTTGGCTTAATTGTATTTTCATTTGTACCTACAGATAATGCTTCTCTTGCTTCTCTTCTTAGACCTACATTCTCTTGTATGCGTTGATTAACATCAGCATCAATTTTCCCAAGCTGTTGCATATTGTTAGCCCAAGTCGATATTCTTTCATCAGAAGCAGACTCAGTACCTACAAAGTTAACATCTGTCAGATTGTTAGCAATATTTATATCTGTGTTGTTTTTAATAGTTCTATAGGTATTAATAGCCATATTAGAACTATTGTTCCCTAAACCACCCATAGCTTCTGCCGATATTTCTTTCCAATCAATTTCTTGACCTGCTGTAACCTGAGCTGCAAGTTCTCCTGTGGCTTCAGCTAAAGGGTCAAATACAGCACGTTCAGTTGTTTGTAAAGCAACTTTTCTTCCTGTACTTGTTAAAGCACTTGTTGGTTTAAATACTTTACCCGCAAGTCCTGCTGATAAGTAATCAACAACTGCAATCGGAATACCTCTTTTCAAACCTCTTTCTCCTCCTTCTGCCCAAATCTCTTCTTGGCTTAATGCTTGCTCTACTTGATTAGGGTCTGTAATGTCATACCCTTTCTCTTTCATAACATCAAGTACAGAGTTTGTATATTCCATAGCTAAACTCGTAGCAGCCATACCTGTTCTGAAACCTTGAATACCTCCTGTTAAAGCCCCACCGGGAACTGTTATTTCTGCAAATGGACCTCCCAACAATCCTGTTACAGCTCCTGTTCCCGCTCCTGCTGCTGTTGTAGCAGGAACTATTTTCATTCCGTATGGTAATATTTGACTCAAACTTGTAGCAGCCATAGTGGTCATAAGCTCAAAAGGATTATCTAAGAAAGCGTCTAATCCTTCAGCAAAGCCTGATGCCTGTTGCCAACGAGCCATAGCTCTACTTGAGTTAGGAGATTGATTTGTTAAGTTCTCAACTATTATTCGGGCAGCTTCAGCCTTGTCTGTTTTGCTGTTTACATCTTTCAATCCTAATGTAAATGCCAATATCTGCTCAGCAGCTTTACCGTTTTTATAAGCATCACTAACTGAGTTTGAGAATGCAGACCAATTGTCCTCGTACTCTCCTTTAATTTGCTTGTTTACTTTAGCATCAAAATATGTTTTTGCATTCTCATATTTTTTAGCCGCAAAACTTTGAGTTAATTTAGCATCTTCATACAGCTTTATGACGTTGTTTTTGTTGATAGCCTCTTGTTCATTTTTTGGTTTATACTTCATCAAATCCTTAACAGATAATCCGAACATATCCACAGACTTAACTTCAGCGTCTTGAGCTTGAACTTTGGCTTTTGCGTTTAACTGAGCAGCCTCTTTAGCTACTACGTTTTGTTTTTTATCTAAATATTCATCAAACTCTTCTCTTGTTTTTTGAATTTTTCCTTCAGAAATAAATCCGGCATCAAATACTTGACCTCTTAATTGTTCTTCTTGAGCTTTATATTTTTCTAAAAGTTTATCAATATCTGAGCGAAATCTTCCATTTACAAGTAATTGAGCATATTTTTGAGCACGCTCATCACTTCCTATGGTTCTATCGTTTCTTCTTTCTTCAATAAAATCAACCATATCTCTAACTTTCACATACTCTTCGTATGCTTTTTTATTAGCCATATAGTCAAGACCTCTTTGCTTATAGAATTTATCAGCCTCTATATCTACAGGGCTAACATCTTTCCACGCTCCTTTAGCGAATTGTTTTGCTTCTTTATCGGTCTTAAACTCAAATACCTCTCCTCTTTCTCTTGCTAATTTAAGAGCTTCTTTAAATGGAAGTTCAGTCCACGAGTTTGGATTCGTAGAATAGCTATTTGGGTCTTTAGGAAATAAAGTTGGTATTACTTTGAATTTACCGTCTTCTTCAAAAGAAGTAAACTTAACAGTAGATGTACTTCCATCAGGATTTAATCTTCCAACTTTTCTAAGTTTTTGAGCTTTCAAAGAATTAGATAATAGGTCTCCTGATTGAGCACGTTTTACTTCAGACGCATTTTTGCTGATGAAATCTTTTAATTTATTTGAAGCATCTAAATTTTCAGATTGGTTTCTATTATTAAAATATATTATAGTTGACTTTTTTCCATCTTTGGTTCTAACAAGGACAGCATCTTTACCGGGCATATACTCTTCAAAAGTAAACCCATATTTTTCAAAATTTTTAGTTAAGTCGCCTATTACATCTTCTTCTTCCTTTGCAGTAAAGTTTGAATTTACTACAGAATTTAAAGTTGTAGAGAAATCTTTTCTTGTTCTTAATCCAAGATTAGCTTTTTCGATTTCTTTTTGCTGTTCAAGTTCTTGCTTTTTTTCTTCAATCTGACGAGCTTTAGTTTCTTTTATTACAGCCAAAGACTCTTTAAGTTCCTTTTGCTGTTGTCTAAAAAATCTTTCTCTATCGTTTTTAGGAGCATTTTTTAATCCCTCAGAAACAGTTTTCTTAAACTCTTCCTCTGTCATTTTTGGCATAGAAAAAGCAGGTTTCTGTGGTTTAGGAGATTCTTGCGGCTCCGATGAACCAACTTCCGAAAACGAGTCCAAAGCGAATTTTTTTTTTGAAGGAACAGCCTTTTTTACTTCAGGTTCCTGTGCTACAGTTCCACCACCTACTTGCTGAATAAAAGCATCTAAAGGTCTTCTTTCGCTAAAAGTTGCGTCTTTTGATGAAATCCAAGAGTGCATTTTAGTAGCATAGTCTTTGTCTTGCATTTTCTGCTTGAATTGGTCATAACTATATCTGCCCTCGTAAGAAGCATCATTACTTTTAATCCACCCGTATAGGTCTTGTAAATATTTCTCGTTCATATTGAATTATTTTTTTATGGTGCTTGA